AGCATGGGCTGTCTCCGTTTACCCTGTATGCGAACACTTTGACGAAAATACAACTGAAGAAACATTTAGAGGAGCTTGGTCTGACCGTCACGATTTTGCATATGTCAAACGTCAATACGACAAGGCTAAAAAGGCTGGAAAGCTTGACTCATTCATGCAAGAACTTATGCTGCGTATTACGTCCGACGAAGATAGACTTGTAAGAGAGAATGACATGCTATGGTTCGAGAAGGAAGATGTAATGGATAAGCCATACAACTACAACTTCTATATAACCACAGACTTTGCCACGAGCGAGAAGGAACGTGCTGACTTCTCTGTGTTGTCAGTATGGGCCTATAATAGTAATGATGATTGGATGCTTGTAGATGGAGAATGTGGAAGAAACCTTATGGATAAAAATATTGATATACTTTTTGATATGGTTATCCGTTATGACGCACGATCTGTGGGTATTGAAGTAACTGGGCAGCAAGGAGCATTTGTAACCTGGATCAGGAAAGAGATGCACAAAAGAAATGTATATTTTACGATAGTCGAGGTTAGACCAACGTCTGACAAGCTAAAGAGATTCCATACAGTTGTTCCGCTATTTAGACAAGGAAAGATGTGGTTCAATAAAGGACTCATCGGAACCAACTTTATGACTGAAATGAAGAATGAATTAGATAGAGCGACAGTATCAGGCTTCAAGTCAAGACATGACGATGCAATAGATACAGTCTCTATGTTGGCAGAGATGAAACCATGGAAGCCTAACGCAGCAATGATTGATGGTACCAAGTCACTATATGAAGATCCATTTTATACAGATGATCCCGAAGAGACTCTAAGTATAGGTTCTTATATAGTATAAGATACAATGTAAAAGTAAAATAAAGTAAAAAGGAATGTTATGAGACTAAGACAAGTTTATGATATCCTGAAGAATACAGAATTGAAACAAATAATCGTAGGCGAGGATGAGGAGCAGATCATTTCATTGATGAATCTCGGACTTATTGAGATCTACGCAAAATTCAGTATCTTACAGGAAGAACAGACAATAGTTGTCACAGGCGGCAAAACAAGATACCGTCTACAGGACAACTCGCAGAAAGTACTGCAGGTCTATTATAGAGATCTAATCAAGAATCCAATGCTCGGAAATGATGCGTTCATGGAGGTTCCGATTAATGATATTCATTGTGATGAATCTGTGTTTACTCCTCAGCCATATGTACTGCATGTGCCGAACCCAGAAGAGGGTAGAGTTTACTCTGTAATACAGATAGTTACTCCACCATATATAACAAAAAGCAACATAGATACCGTCGATCTTGTTTTCCCACCTCAATTCTTAGATCCATTGGTAAACTACATTGCTTACCGTGCGTACAAGTCCATGAATGGTGATGAGCAGACTGAGATAGGATCTCACTGGAGAGCATATATGGGCTCATGTAATGAGGTCTATAAAAAAGGTCTTGTTCAATATTCTATACTGACAAACACCAAACTTACAGACAGGGGGTATAGATAATGAACACACCTAGCGTTGGCATAGACCAAAATGGAAAAAACACTTTTATAGATAGATACTGGGGCAGAGTTCCAATGTATACACATATAGTACCAGAGACGTTAAACACAACATCTCCCATTGTTGAGTGTAACGAAGATTATATGCAGTTGTTTTTTGGATACCTAGATGGTTCCCTAAACCTAGATAACATATCAATGGAGCTGCAGGCTGAGTTAAAAGATGTTGTAAATAAGTTACCTTCTTATGGAAGAATACCATTGCCTCTACTTGACCCATTCTTTATGTGTGCAATAGGACCAAAAGATCCGTCAATGCAATGTGCACTTGTGGCAGATAAAGATTGTCATCCTATCGTTACAAAAGAAGGATGTTATATATCTAATCCATCATTCGACCCATGGCAGTATGTGTACTTTACTGATGCAGATCCACTGTCGTATGGAGTATTTGTTTTAGACTGGAAATCAACACCGATGAAGCTAGTAGATCATATTCCAACACTTGGTCAGAACCCTCACTCAATTGACCGTGCTGTATTCTCAAGTAGAATGTTCATACGTACACAGAGCAGTTACTCATTTGATGTATTTGACGCACAGACAAGAGAGATGATTAAGTCAGTTGATCTTGGATTCAAGCCTAGAACTACTGGTGATCCGAACAAGCTACTTAATATCCAACTGATAGCAGGTACAGACCAGCCAAAAATTGCAGTCATCGACGTTATGTATGATGACCTAATTATTGACATAGTTGGGGTAGATAAGCTTCCTGGTCAGAAGCCAGTTGGAAATCAAGGTGGATCAACAAGTGGACACCCTGCATGGTTTGACTCTCATCACTTTGGGCTAATAGACAGATTAAACGGTGTAGTGAAAGTCTTTGAGGTAAAGGAAACAGGAAATCTTCCTAAGAGATTTGTTATAACACAGAAACAAGAGTTGCCTACTCCAACAGGTACGCATACTATTGACTCTGATGTTATACATACGGATTTAACTAAAGACAATGAATTCTTCGTTGTAAGTGAAGGATTTAAGGGCTCAGGTAAGGCACCTGGCATACATAAGCTGTTGTGGCAAGGCAATAGACTTATCTATGCTAAAGATTCATCTGGAGCTCTTATAGAGCAATATATGCCTGCACCATCAAACGACAAGGATGCATCGCATCACTATGGTCATCAGCTTCAGACAAATGAAATATGGTATCCAACATTCAAGTCTAAGAAGATGTGGGTAATGGATGCTGAGACTCTAGCAATAAAACGTGAGTATGATGTTGGTTATGGTGCTGGTCACGTAAGCTTCTCCTATAAATGGGGATATGCTTGTGTGACAAATCACTTTGACAATATTGCTACAATAGTTGATATGCAAGACAATACAACAGTTCATCAGATCGTGGTGAATACAGAACCAACCATCCCTGCTGATCACTTGATCCAGACACATGAAAATAAAATATTACCAGAGGAAGGTGCGTATCCACTCGATGCTGACGCAGGTAAATACTACTTCCTTGGAGTTACTACTCCAACAGGTGGTGAGTTTAAGAGGATTGACCTAGAGGCACTACGTGGTGGTGCAACAGTCATAGAAACACTTGTTACTGGTGGACATCCAGAACAGTCAACATCATAAGGAGCCCATTATGGCATCATGTACACCTGGAGATATCCAGCAGATCAACTACACAACAGACGAGCTAAACAAGTCTATCGAGCAAACCATACTGAATACAGTTAGGGGAATAGACCAGGAGAACAGACTATCGCACAACGAGACACAGACTGCAAAGAATACAACAGACATTGCTGGACTTAGCGGAACTGGACTTGATACTAGAGTATCTGCAAATGAATCTGCAGTGGCAGATCATGAAACTAGAATATCTAAAAATGAAAATGATATTTCTGGCATTAAGTCAGAGACATCTCTTATGGCCGCTGATGTCGCAGCAAACAAGAGTGCCATAAGTACACTTCCTACAACATATGCACTTAGAGATGGTAATGATAATGTTCCATTTAAGGTTGCAGATCCCGTATCTGGCACAGATGCAATTACTAAGGATTGGGGAAATTCGGCATATCAGGTAAAAGGTTTTTCATATGGAAAAACTGATCTCTACACAAAGACAGAGTGTGATGCAAAGTATGAGACCAAAGGTTTGTCATATACAAAAGTAGAATCAGATGCAAAATATCAGGCAGCAGGATATGGGTACAGCAAGAGTGAGGTGTTTACTCAGCCAGAAGTGAATTCACTCTTTGCAAAAATAGCAACAACATATACAAAGGCAGAGGTGTATGCTAGAACAGAAGTCTATACTAGATCAGAAGTAGATGCACTTATTGCTGCGAAACATCCATAAGGAATAGTATGAGCTTTGTAGAAGATGTTCAGGAGTTAAGAGCTAGGTCTGATTCCATGATGGAAGCATCAATGGTACTCACTCCTGGAGTCATAGAGTCTATCACTAGAGTTGGTTCTTTTGATGTTGAGATGCTTGAGAAAATAGTTATTGCAGCAGAAAAGATACAAGAATCAAGACGAGATGTCCTTCTCGTTGAGAATGGATTGAGTAGTATAAGACGAGTGGTTGAGATGCAAGACCAGGTACAGTATGTATCAGATGCTCGTCAAAACATAGGACTGGTTGCGGGGAGCTTAGATAGCGTTAAAGAGGTTTCAGAGGATATTGTGTATGTAAGAGCAGTATCTGCCATGAAGCCAATGATTGATGAAACACTTTCACTTAGTGTTAAAATGGACTCTGTACTAGACATGGAAGAGGATATAAAAGGCTCCTTGAAAACTGCAGATCGTATGGAGGCGGTTCTGAAAGAAATGAATGAAGCTCGTCTTGAAACATATCTACTTTCAGAAAAAACTATACATGCTCGCGAAGATATGGTAAAGATAGAGAAGAGAATGGATGGAAAGATAGATATAGTTGAAGAGATGGTTCACAGACTTGAAAACTTTAATGTTAAAGTTAAGCATCTAGACCAAGGCTCTAAAGCATACTCTACGTATTCACGAACAGTAAATGAACTTGAGATAGGAATTCCTTCAGGGAAGACAGGTGAAAAAGGCAACTACAAGGGAGACAAGGGTGAGCCTGGGAATAATGGTTCAAACTTTAGTCCTTCATATTCTGGAAACCTAGTAGACAGGGCAAGATATAATGCCTACCCAGTAGGAACAACCTATCTTAGCTTGGATGAAATCCCAACTATGATATACTTTCGTAAGAGTAACGCAATTAATGACTGGACAGAAGGTCAACCTTTCGGGGTCAGCAATGGTGGATACAGTGACGAAGATAAAGGCATTGACATCGTTGATGGCATAAATATAGATGAGTTAACTACTCACATATTAAGAAACACGAAAAGGAGACAAGATGGCAACATTTCCACCGGTAGCACCGGGAGAGTATAAAGACAATCCATATAAAGACAAGAAATGGTCTGTACCTCCAGTATGGTCTACAGACCCAGCTAAGTTGCAAGACCAAAGTTTTGCAATGCTTCAGGGTGTTGTGTATGAGATTCAGATTGCACAAGGCGACAAAGTCTTGCTGCAGAATGTATCTGAAAATGAAGACGACTATGTTGAGGTATCCCACCATGGAGACCCAGAAGGTAAGTGGTTCATCTTGAACACTCACTCAGCAGTAGAGGCAAAGCGTGACATATACATGCTTAACAGAACCCACAAGCAGAACTGTATAATCTCAGTAATACTGCAAGAAGATATCACAATATAAAAGGATAAGAAATGGCACAAGGTAATAAAGTAATAAAAATAGCTC